CTCTTTGATTTCTCCTTTCTCTTTGGAGAAAGTCGAATTGTCCTTCCACTCTGGGATCAAATCAGGGAGCTTGGAGGTTTCTTCTACGCGCAATTCTTCAATCGCACGATTCTGCTCTTCATACAGATCATTCTGTAACCGTTGTTGTTCGTTCTGAATCGCCTGTAGCTTTTGGTATTTAAGGTCACGCTTCTTATCCCACTCATACTTTAGCCGTGAGGCTTGCATGGGATTATCAGCGAATTCCTTATCCCAATCGGGTTCAGGCTCATCATCAACCATCAAAGCATTTTGCAACTGAGGCAACAAACTTGCGTAGGTTGCTCGCTCTTGTAGCACTGCTTCACGCTCGTCCTCAAAATCTTTCTTGCTTGCAGCAAGCTCTTGAGATTTGCGCGTATAATCCGCTTGCCTCGAATAACCATTCAGAGCTTCATCAAGTGTGACCTGTTTATCTTCACCATTAACTTTAACGGTGTATAAAGCGGCCTCCTGTTCAACCTCTTCCTCATCATCCTCATCTAGCGGTTCGGCATCGTCTTCTGAATCTTCGAAGTCCTCTTGGGTTTCTTCGAGTACCTCTTCTTCTGCCTGATCTTCAACCTCTTGGTTTTCAGATTTTTCTGCTTCTTCCTGAAGCTGGTCTATTAGCGCAGATGCGCTTTGCAAATCGAGTGCCTCATTATTGGCTATGTTCGGTTCTGCCATTTTTTAATCCTATTTTCTGGATCGAATTAACGTCGCGTTATCCATATGGGCGCGTACTCTTTTAAGGAATCGCTGCATACCTGCAAATTCGTGATATAAGCTGTCACGCTTACTCGAATCTGAAGACGTTATCCATTCCTCAAAAATCTCTCTTTCAACGGAGTCCAGAATTTCTTCTATGACAGGAGAAGTCATTAACTCCTGTATCCTGTCAGCTAGTGACAAGTCCTCTAACGGATCAGCCACTAAACGCCTCCTTGTTGATTAACGCTCTGTCTCTTTCAGCCAGAGCGCGAATATTTGCTACATCCAACTGCGTACCATACTTCGCTTCAATTTCAGCGACTTTCAGCATCAGTTCAGTTTCTTGTTTGTCTCTTAAACGATCATTCTCTAATTGCATCTTCTGGTACTGCAATTCGAGATCAGCCATCTTCCTTTCCATCTCAGACTGTATGTCTGCCATCTGAACTTGAATAAGCTGTTCATTAATATCAGGCTTAGGTGGCTCTGGAGGAGGCGGGTTGAAGTTAGCTGGGTTGGTAAAGAATCTCGTCGTATCCTTAAACCCAGCTAACTCCACCAACTGTGTCAAAGTGCTGTAATACTGTTCCTGTCCAACAAGCGGGTTAACGGGGCCAAGCTGGGCCAATATCTGTTCCTGTTTGGCAAGCAATTCTCTTAGCATCGCCATACGTTCCATGTCAGTGCCGCGACCTAACCCTACGTTAGCGACCACATCCATGCTGGTAGTCCAAAAGCGAGGATCGATTGGGACAAACTCGTTTCTCAGTTTCACCATTCTTTCTGAGTCTTGGTGCATAACGACTAAACGATATATCCCTTCAAACAAACGCTTCATACCGTCTTCAGCAAATAAACGAGCTATTAGCTCGGTTCTTTGCTGAGCTGCACTGATGGTCTGAGCTACAGCCATCTGAGTAGAGGACTGAAGTGCGGATGGGTCGAGACCATCAGCCGCCCTAGAAACACCTGTACGGTTTTCACGAATCAAGTCCATGTATTCCAACATGGAGTACGCTTCCTTCCCAACAAAAGGCATATTGAAGGGCTGTACAGCGCCAGGACTACGCATCCTGATAACGCCACCAATCTCTGTATTTAACAAATCGTCAACATTCGCTTGACCTTCTACAAAGGCGACACGCTGATGCACTGACAAAGCCAGTGAGTCGAGTGTGGATCTTAGGACAGACGATTTAATTCGTTGTATGTCGGCAGTTAAGTCTGCTACTGACAAGCCAAAGAACGTATGCGGTTCAGGGTCGCACATAAAGGTAGCGAACGGCACAGCATCACATGGCGTGTTGCGATACACCTCATACTCTTCTCCAATCGTACAGATCTTTCTAAGCTCTGCACGATTGTCACCATCCACATCCATCTTCACATAAGATTCTATGTAAAGGGCTCTTCGCATGGTGGGGTCATCGTTGACCTGCATGTCACTGAGGCTGGGGTTTCTGACCTCAGACTCAGGGTTAAAATCAAACTCAGTCTCGCTCGTAACATGTTGCTCAACGTCATCATAGTCGTAGCCCATTTCAACGAGTTCGCTGAGAGTTAGATAGCGCCTGTGCGCTACTAACTCTGCCGTTTCGAGATCCTTCGCATTACGAGAGATCAAAAACTCTTCAGGTGGTACGGCCTCAATTTTGATTCGGCCTTCGGGGGTGATTCTCACACCTCTGACGTTGTAGGTAACCGAGAGCAGATTGCCTTGCTCATCGTTCTCCTCAATCATCTCTATCTCATCGAGGGAAACATCTTCTTCACTGTTAAGCACGTTAAGCGCTTCCTCAGTCAAGCCTGTGT